CAAAAGCTAGCGCTATATCCGCAAGGAATAAGGCGAAGAGCAAATGACCTACTTAGAACTCGTCAACGATGTGCTGATCCGCCTGCGCGAGCAGACGGTATCGACCGTCGGTCTGACTACCTACTCCTCACTGATTGGCAAGTTCGTCAACGACTCCAAGCGGCAGATCGAAGATGCTTACGACTGGAATGCGCTCGGCACCGAAGTGACCGTGACGACGTCTGCGAGTGTGTACGAGTACGCATTGACTGGCGCTGGTCAGAAGTTCCGCGTCAGCAGTGATCCGTTGAACACGACATCTAACGTCGTGATGCAGAACATCACCGTAGGAGACATGCGCAGAAAGCAGAATCTCCAGCCGTTTGTAAACGCTGTGCCGACCGAATACTGTTTCGAAGGTGTGGATGGCAACGGCGACGCCAAAGTGCAACTGTGGGGCCGCCCTGATGGCGTCTACTCCATCAAGTTTTTTCTGACCGTTCCGCAAGCAGTATTGGCGTCGGATTCGACAATGGTGCTGGTGCCGGACGTGTTGGTGGCCCAGAACGCTTACGCCAGAGCGTTGGTTGAGCGCGGTGAAGATGGCGGTCTAAATTCCTCAGAAGCATATGCGCTCTACAGAAGTATGCTGTCTGATTATATAGCGCTGGAAGCCACACGCTTTCCTGAGATGCAGGAGTTTGTGCCGACATGAGCCAGGCACTACAGGTCAATACGATTTCTGCACCAGGCTTTTTTGGCCTGAACACCCAAGATTCGCCGATGGATTTGGCGGCCGGGTTTGCTCTGGAGGCGACTAACTGTGTCATCGACCAGTATGGCCGCATCGGCGCGCGTAAGGGGTGGTCGAAAGTTAACTCGTCGTCTGGCAACTTAGGCGCGAATAGTGTCGGCGTCATCCATGAGCTGGTCGGCGCGGACGGTGTGTACACCGTTCTGTTTGCTGGCAACAGCAAGTTGTTTAAGCTCGATGGCAGCAATGCTGTCGTCGAGTTGACCTACGGGGGTGGGGGTACCGCCCCAACGATCACCGCCAACAACTGGCAATGCGCATCGTTAAACGGTATCACTTACTTTTTCCAGACCGGCCACGATCCGTTAATTTACGATCCTGCGGTAAGCACCACAACCTATCGCCGCGTCAGCGAAAAATCTGGCTATGTGGCTACTGTGCCGCAAGCTGACTGCGTTATCTCTGCTTATGGTCGACTGTGGGCGGCGAATACCGCCGGTAACAAACAGACATTGTATTTTTCCGACTTGATTGCAGGTCATGTTTGGTCAACCGGCACTGCTGGTACGCTTAACGTCAATACCGTGTGGCCGAACGGGCCGGACGAGATTGTCGCGTTAGCAGCGCATAACGGTTTCTTGTTCATCTTCGGTAAACGCCAGATTCTGGTGTACCAAGGCGCGACAGCTCCATCGACGATGTCGCTTTACGACACGGTCGGCGGGATTGGCTGCATTGCGCGCGATTCAGTGCAGAACACCAACACGGATGTCGTGTTCTTGTCGAACAGCGGCGTGCGCTCAGTCATGCGCACGATTCAAGAGAAGTCCGCACCGTTTCGTGACCTTAGTAAGAATGTCCGTAATGATCTTGTGCAAATGGCCGCAGGCGAAACTCCAGCCAACATCAAAGCGGTCTATTCGGAAATCAACGCGTTCTACCTGATTACTTTTCCGACAGCTAACTTCGTCTATGTGTTTGATACGCGCGGCGTATTAGAAGACGGATCGTCTAGAGTGACAGTCTGGCGCGATCTATCACCAACAGCGTTGCTGTCGCGGCGTAACGGTGATTTGTTGCTAGGTAAGACGGGCTACATCGCGAAGTACGGCACTTACTTAGATGACAGTAGTACTTACCGGCTTACCTATTACACCAATCAAGCTGACTTAGGCGACCCAAATGTTACATCGATACTGAAGCGAATCGGCGTTGTAGTTATCGGCGGTACGAACCAACCTGTCACTATAAAATGGTCGTTTGATTTTAGCGAAAATTTTTACTCGCAAAACGCGCAGATTCCGACGCAAGGCGTAGCAGAGTACGGCATCGCTGAGTATGGCGCGAACGGCGTTCCGGTAGCGCAATACAGCGGCGGTATTGCGTTACAAACGCTCTATGTGCAAGGTACGGGGGCGGGGCGTATTGTGCAGACAGGCTATGAAGCCGAAATTGATTCGTCTGAGTTGTCTATCCAGAAGATTGAAATCCTCACCAAGAACGGGCGAGTATCATGAGTAACTATACAAAAAGTACGGACTTCGCATCGAAAGATTCCCTGGCGTCTGGCAATGCTGCCAAGATTGTCAAAGGCACTGAGATCGACACGGAGTTTAATAACATCGCAACAGCGGTGGCCACTAAAGCTGACCTTGCGTCACCCACATTTACCGGCACGCTGACTGCTGGCACAGCAAGCATTAGCGCTTTAACCGCCACTATTGTTGGCGGCTCTATTTCCGGCATTACGGACTTAGCTATTACTGAAGGCGGTACAGGCGCGTCTACTGCGGCAAACGCTAGGACTAACTTAGGTACGGTTGCGGATACTGCTTCTAACGGCATTGCGGTTCGTACGGCAGCAAACACTTTGACGGCTAGGACGATCACCGCAGGCACCGGTATTTCAGTAGCTGATGGTGACGGCGTAGCTGGCAACCCTACTATCACTAATACTGGTGCTACAAGCGTTGATGGCAGAACCGGCGCGGTAGTTACGTTAGTGGCTGCGTCGTCGCAAAGCGCATCAGGTTCTAGCGTTGACTTTACAAGTATCCCGTCGTGGGTAAAACGTATTACTGTTGTCCTAGACCAAGTTTCGTATGCGTCTGGGACAAACAACGGCGTTATTCGTATTGGTTCTGGATCGTTAGCTACTAGCGGTTATGTTGGTAGTAGCACTTCAATTGCGGACACGCCGACCGTTACAATATCATCAGTCACTAATGGTTTTGGTAATTTAGCTACAAGTGCTGCTGGCACAACGATGACCGGAACTTTTACGATTACTAATATCACAGGAAACACTTGGGTATGTTCAGGAAGTTACCAGCGGATTGGTGATGCAAGAATTCAATTTATGAATTTTTCTGTCTCGTTAGGCGGCGCACTAGATATGTTATCTCTTGTTGCAACTACAAGCACTTTTGATGCTGGAACCATCAACATCCTTTATGAGTAAGCATGATTATTGATACGCTACCTGACCGGCAATTGATCCATCATTTTTCCGATGGGTTGTACGCCAAAGAGATTCGTGTTCAGGCTGGGCAAGCCATATTGAAGCACACGCATGACTTTAGCCACCTGTCGATTCTGGCTAAAGGTAAGGTAGCGGTACTAGTAGGCGACGAAATTCAGATTGTTAACGCTCCGGCGTGTTTAGAAATTAAGGCAGGCATCACGCACGGCGTGAAGGCCATTGAAGATTGTGTTTGGTATTGCATCCACGCGACTGACGAGAAAGACTCGAGCAAGGTGGACAACGTGTTGATTAAAGGAGAATGACATGGCGCTGCCCATATTAGCGGCTGCGGGGGCGCAGCTACTAGGAAGTTCGATGCAAGCGGACGCTGCTCGCGACGCCGCCGCTTCTGCTGCCGCTAGTAACTTAGCGGCTGCAAGGCTTGCCGCAGCAGAATCCCGTTTCCGCCCAGTAGGCATCACGACACGTTTTGGCAGCAGCCAATTTACTCGCGACCGTAATGGCCGTGTGTCGGGCGCTTCCTACAACGTCTCGCCTGAACTGCGTGCCTACCAAGACCGTTTTATGGGGTTGGCAGGCGGCCAAGGATTGGATATCGCAGCAGCAGCGCCTGGCTTGTACGCGCCACTGACGGACGCGTCGGGACGGCTCTTTCAGTTAGGCCAACGCTATCTGGCTGAATCGCCGGAAGACGTCGCGCAGCGCTATATGACGTCGCAACTTGACTTGTTGGCTCCGCAGCGTGAGCGTCAGTTGGCCGCACTGCGTAATCAAGAGTTTCAAGCAGGGCGTTCAGGTCTGTCGGTTGGCGCAACAGGACTGCGTCCTGGTGGCGGCGAGGGATTGAGGGCAACGAATCCTGAATTAGAAGCCTACTACAACGCTATCGCGCAACAGGATGCTGAATTAGCCGGCCGCGCGCAGACAGAAGGACAACGCCTATTGGGCTTCGGCACCACGCTGTTTGGTACTGGTGCTGATCTGCTAGGCGGCTATCAGCGCGGTCTGGTTGGCTCGCTCGCGCCGTTCCAAGGCTACCTCGGCGCAGCAGGCGACATCGAAGCGTTGGGTCAACAGCCGCTCGAGTTGGGCAGCGCGTTGGGCGGCCGGATTGCTAACCCACAAGGTGGCGCGTCGCTACTCTCTGGCGGTCAACGTGCGGCGGAATACATGTTCGGCGCGAACCAACTGAACCCGACCGCTTCATTCCTGCAAGGGCTTGGCACTAACCAAGATTTGACGTCTGGGTTAGGTCAGCAGTTGAGTGGTTTATTTGGTGGCAGCAGCGGCCCAGCCTACAACCAAACACAGTTAAGAAGCGAATTTGTACCAAATAGTTTTGCCACTAACTATTTCACGCCCAATCCAAACGCAAGGAACCAAGGCTATGGCTTCTACTAGCATCTTAGGGCTCTTCACCTCGCCGGAAGAGTATCAGCGGCAACAAGACTTGATGATGCAGCGCCAGGCGGCGGAGCTGGCGCAGCTCGATCCGTACCAAAGTGTCCGGTTCGGCGCAATCCGTGCCGGTCAGCAGTTCGGTCGCGGCTTGGCGGGCATCTTGGGTGCGGAAGACCCACAGTTGCGCATGATCAGCACGCGTCAGTCGGCCCTGCGCGGTATCAACTTGGGCGACCCCGAGTCGATCTTCACCGCAGCCCAACAACTCGCCGATGCAGGCGATCAGCAAGGCGCGCTGATGTTGGCCGATTACGGTCGCAAGGCGCAGGCCGATGCTGCGTTGGTGACGCAACGGTCGCGTGAAGCCCGCGCGGCTGCTACCCCAAAAGAGTTGCAGATCGCCGCCGCCCGCGCTCAGTTGCAAGGCGCTATACGCGAACTAGAAGCAATGCCTCCATCACCAGAGCGCGACGCACAGTTGCAAACTGCGAAAGACACCTTGGCATCGTTGCCTGCGGGGAAAGAACAAACTTTTGGTGAGAATAGAGAAGCCAAATCGTTAGAGCTATACAACAAACCTTTTAGCCAACTGACTACTACAGAACGTAAAGCCGTTAATGATGCGATAGCAAAGCCAGAAAAAGATTTGCGGTTTGGTGTAGACCGTGAAGCTGTTGCGGAAGAAGTCTACGGTAAGCCATTCGCGCAGTTAGACCAGACTCAAAAAGCCGCAGTTAATAAACGGGTTGATGAAGAGAGTAACAGAAGAGCCAAGTCAAGTTCACCTACACTTACTGTGCTTGGACAAGGTAAAGAAGGCGCTAAAGATATCCCCGCGTTCCGTGACAAGGTTATTGGAACAATTGATCCTTTCCGCAAAACAGTCACCGCAGCCGACACCGCCATAACTAACATCAACGACTCACTCAAGACGAGTAACTTTGCGTCGTTCCGTGCCGCGCAGACTCAGTTTGCGCGGGCGATCTCTGGTGCGGGCGATTTGAGCCAGAAAGAGTTGAAAGCGGCTGGCGCTGATCCATCACTACTCGGTGGGACGGCGGATTATCTGTCGACATTCTTTACTTCGACTCCGACAGCCGATACGCAGAAAAAGCTACTCAGCACGTTGAAAGCTATTCGTACTGTAGCAGCGAAAAAAGCCAGAGAAGAAATCTCTAACCAGAAAAAGATTGCAACGCGTGCGGGGTACACCGAAGATGACACGGCGCTCATCTTTAACTTCCCTGAGTTCGAGCAGCGTAAAGCAGGCGGCGGTGCGGGTAAAGAACGCACTGTTACGCTAAAGAGCGGAAAAACTGTAACCGTAGTCGAGGATTAACATGGGCTACACCTATACCGTTGACGGAAAATCGTTTCGCACAGATCAGCCGTTGACGGAGGCTGAACTAGAAGAGTTGGCAGGCGGCGGCGCTCCTGCTGCGCCTGCGGGCGACTTCCGTGCTGAAGCCGCTAGACGTGGCCTGACAAGCACGGCAGGCGCTGTAACGGGTGTCAGTCAGATGATCTCTGACTACATGTCCCGGTTAAATCTCAACCCGTTTGAGTTGGGGTCAAGAGTGGCAGGCCTACCGCCAGAGCCGGTAAGAACGCCATCAGAATCTTTTGCGCGCGGTCAAGCGGCAGTCACTGAACCCGCAGGGCGGCTATTCTCCGCGTTGGGTATGCCGATGACCGGCGCTATGCCGCAGACGTTTGGTGAGCGCGTGTTGGCCACAGGTATTGAAGCCGTGACCGATCCGGCGTCGTATCTGTTCCCTCCATTGGCCGCAGTGCGCCGCTTTGGTATCCCAGGGCAAATCGTCGCTCGTCCAGGTGAACAATTTGTCGTCGGTGCAGGCGCTGAAACAGGCGGCACTGCGGGCGAACAAGTTGGGGGTACGCCTGGCCGCGTGGTGGGTTCGCTCTTCGGCGGCGCAGGCGCAGGCTATGCAACTGGTACGGCGCTAAAGACTGGCCCGTTGGCCGGCAAGGCATACGACAAAGCAGCAGAAGTTGTAAACAAACTGCGCGGCGTGCAGCCTGAGAACGAACTGCTGCGTGATGTCGACAGTCGCATTAACAACATCTTTATCGCTGCCGGCGCGGCCGATCCGAACTTCCTGACCACGCTGCAACAAGCGGCCAAGGCGCAGGAAGGCGTATCGTTGAAAGCGCCAGGTAGCCCACGCGTGCAAATGCCGATCAGCGCGTTGATGGCCGACAACCCGGTCATCATCAGTTTCATCGAGAACCTGTCGTCGCGCGATCCGGTCTTCAAGGCCAAGTATGGCGAACAGTTTGCTCGCGCCAAGACTGATCTGCGCGCTAACCAGATTCGTCTGTTTGGTGACCCCGCCAAGGTTGATCTGGCGACATTAAAGCCGGAAGAGTTGGCGCTGATCAGCGGCGCAACAGAGAAGTCGGTGCAGCGCCAAGTGCGTTCGCTTGATCAGCAGATCGCGGACGCCTACAGCGCGCCAGTGCTTGACCCGAACGCGTTTGGCGCTCGGATCGAGAAGTTGGTGGCCGACAAAGAGAAGAAGGCGATTGCTGAAGTTAAGCCGCTGTACACCGAGGCGTTCAACATCGCCAGCACCAAGGGCGTAACGCTGCCTGCTGGGTCGGTAGACGACATCTACAACTTCGTGGCAGGCACGCAAGCGTCCGACATATTCAAGACGTTCCCAAGCATCTACAACAAGGTACGCGCTCGCTTCCGTCCAACAGAAACCGAAGCCAGCCCAATTCTGACCGCCGAAGGTGTGCCAGCCACGCCAGCAGGCGTTAGATTCGCCGAGGCGACGGTTGAAGATTTGGATTCGTTGAAGCGCGAGATCAACAAGCAACTGCGCAAGTCGAACGACCCAGCGGATATTCGTCTGTTGAGCGAGTTGAAGACCCGCGTATCCGGGCACATTAACAATCTTGACCCAGAATTCGTGGCTGCGTATCGCAACGCTGATCAGGCGTATCTGGAAAAGGTCGGCTTGCCGTTTAACAGCGAGACGTTAAAGAATGTCGATCGCAAGAAGTTTGTCGAGCAGATCGCGCCGGCCATTATCGGTAACAAGTCGAACGTCGACGACTTCATCCGCGCAACCGGCGAAGAAGGTGTTCGTGTAGCGCGAGATGCGTTCTATGACAGCTTCACCAAAGCCGCGCTGAAGAACGACGTTATCGATCCCAAGGCGGCCAACAAATGGCTGGCCAAGAACCGCAGCGCGATGGCGTTGATTCCTGGCTTGGAAGATGAGCTACGCGGTTCGGTCAATAACGTGCAGCAGTTGTTAGGTAAGAAAGCCGCGCTTGAGGCCGACTTCCGCCGTGTGTCGGGTGAGCAGTTGATCCGCGAGAAAGGCTACTCCAATCCAACCGAGCTGGTGTCGCGCATGTATAGCGACCGCAACTTCACCAATAAACTGCTGAACCAGTACGGCGGCAACAAGGACATCTTGAACGCCGTGCGGTCGTACATGCTGGACGACATTGTGACGGCCGCTGATCCGGTCGCCATGCTGAATGACCGCAACCGCGCTGCCGTGTTCAACCGTGTGTTCGGGCCGACCTACGCACAGAAGGTAGCCGACTTCGCTGTGGCGTCCGAGCGGCTATCCAAAGACCCGACGCAGGTATCGTTCCGTGGCGAGACAGTACCGCGCACGCCGATCGAAGAGTTGACGGGAGTTCCGCCCGAGCAGATCATCTCGCGTATCTACAACCCTGTGTCTGGGCCGGTGTACGCCGTGACGTCGCTCTTCAGTAAGTACTGGGCTAACGCTGCGTCGAGAGCGACGGAAGAAAAGCTGAAAAATCTGTTGCTGAACCCGGCGGATGCGGTCAAGGTATTCGAAGCAGTTGCGCCCAAGGTGCAGAAGTTCGACGCCACCAAAATAAAGCAGGCGATGGAGATCGGCAAGAAATACGGTATCCAATGGCTTGAGGATGCAGTCAACGATCTGACCACCGGCGCAGCGCGCGGCGCTACTCGTGGCGTGGCCACCGAAGGTACAGTCGTGCCAGCACCAGAGATGGAGATGGAGGAATAAATTGACCCGCTAACCCTTCTTGCTGCTGCCAATGCTGCGGTCGCGGCGGTCAAGAAGGGTTGCCAACTTTACAAGGACATAAAAAACGCCAGTGGCGAGGTGTCCGACGTACTGAAGGATTTGCGGGCGCAGTTCGATAAGGTAACGGGCGGCAATCCGACAGTCGAGCAGAAGCAGAAGTACAACGCCGAAGTGCAGCGCGTCCAGGAGATCGCCAAGGCTGATCCGAACGACGTGTACACCGAGATCGGCGACCAGTTGGGCGCGTTGATGGACAGCTATGACGCGTTGAGCAAGGCGCTGTTGGCCGAGCAGATGGAAGGGAAGAAGGTCTACAAGGGCGAAGAAAGCGTCGGTCGTCGGGCGCTGCGTCGTATCATCATCACGACACGCTTAGACGCGATGCTGGCAGAGATACGCGAGACGATGGTGTACCGAGCGCCGCCAGAATTGGGTTCACTTTGGAGCAAGTTCGAAGAGATGTGGCAGACGATCGTGGCCGAGCAGGACGAGGCGCACGCAGAAGAGCTTAAACTGATCCAAATGGCAAGATGGCGACGCAGAAAAAGAATAGCGGAACTAAAGGCCAAAGCAACTTGGATATCGGCAACCGTTTTCGTAGTTCTTTGGGGAATTCTAGTAATGTGGCTAACAACGAAAAGCGTGACGATGAAAACATCCCTTGGCCATTACTGATCACAGTGCTGGCCGTGCTGCTAACTTTTTTTATCGCGCTCCCTCTCATGGCGTTCATGTACTGGGACATGTACAACGCAACCGAAGCGGCCGTCGCGGAAGTCAAAC